TCTGTTCCCTTCATTGAATCAGCAAAAGCCTGTGCGGACTGGGCGACTGCATTCATGGCAGAATCAATCGCATCAGAAATGATTCGACCGGCAGTTTCTTTGCGTCTCTTTTCTCGTTGCTTTTCTTCTGCGACCAAGTCTGCTATTTCAGCGTCTCTAAGTCGCTTTCGCTCTGCAGGTGTCATTCCGGTTGCTTGATATTCCATTAACTCGAGCGGGCTCAGTGGTGCCAGCGCATTTCCAAGTTCTGTGCCCTTAATTCCGCCTTGCATGAAATCAAAAAATGGTCCCATGCGACCCTCTTTTAAGAATTTAATTTCGTCTGTAAAAATTTTTATCGCGTCTGTGATTCTTGTTATCTGTGAGACGTCTGCTAATTCTCCAATCGCTTCTTTAAATTTTGTCCACTCGCTGGTCATTTGATTAATCTTGCCAGCCAGCTCTTGTGACTGCTTTGCGGCCATTCCGAAAAAACGCCCACCTTCCTCTGTGGCGGTCTTAAAGGTATTGGCGGTCTCTTGTACGGAGAGGTTACCAGCCTCCATTTCTTTTCTAAGTTCTGCCATCGACCTCCCGCTTGTGCGAGCCATTTCGGCAAGCGGAGAAAAGCCAGCATTAACAAATTGGAGCACTTCCTGTCCAGTAAGTCTTCCGGCTGCAGTTACCTGACCAAACGCTAGCGCTAGTGACTGCAATCGCTCCGATGATCCAGCAGAAATTTCAGCCAAACGCCTTACGGTCGGGACAAGATCTTCCGTACTAACACCAAACTGCGCCATAACAACGGCGGCCCTAACGACTTCGTTTGCCTGAAGGCTAGTCTGAACTGCCACCTGACGCAGCGCAGAAAAGGTTCGCATTGCTTTAGCAGTGCTTCCGAGGACAACTTCCAGTTTAATTAAGGCAGTCCTCATATCCATGTATGCTGCCGCAGACTCTTTGGCAAAATTGATCGAGCCAGCGCCGATCTGGTATCCGGCCGCAGCAGTCGTGATAGCGCCAAACGGCGATAAACCAGAAAGCAGGGCACCACCGAATTCCATGCCCATGCCTTTTTGGCCCTGAACCGAAAGATTCTGCCGCTGCCTTGCAAGCGATTGTAATGCTGCAGTCAGTTGCTGTGTGCTTATGAGGCCTTTTTGCTGCAGAGAAATAAGTTCGCGCTCTTGCGCGATAAGTCGCTCATGTGCACTCATTCCTTGCTGCATTACTTGAGCAAGAATCTTTTCTGCATTTGCTTTTTCTCTTTTGGCTTTTATTGCATCTTGATCGGCTTTTTTCTGTGCGTCATTTTGCCGAAGTTCCCTTGCTCGGGCCCTTAAAGCAGCGTTAACAGCAGCCTGTTCGGCTTCAGTTGCACCCACAAACTGTTTTTTAAGTCTCGATAGATCTTGCAGGGTCTTCGCGCCTGCAGCGTAGTCTTTAGCTGCCTGAGCAATGGCTTTATTGACTTGATCCTGGGTTGTTTTGCCAGTTTTCTGGACTCGAGTGATGGCGTCGAGCGCGATGCGAAGTTTACCTGCCTCACCGGCCTGCTTGGTCAACAATCCATTAACCAGCGCCATGTCTAATTTCATCTGCCGATCAGCGTCCTTCTTGGCAGCAGCAGCCTCTTTTTTCGCCGTAGCCGCAGCTTTTTCGGCAGCGGCCTCAGCATTGAGTTTGTTAACAATCTGATCGATCCGATACTGAAAATGTGGATACATCGCCGTCAACTCGGCAATGGCTGCCGCCTGATCCTTTGGTCCTTTTGCAGATCGCAGAAAGCTCTCCAAGGTCTTATTAATGGCTTTATCTGCAATGTCCGTACTGACCTTATGTCGACGATACGCCTTGTCCACCATGTCTAAATCACGAACAACTTGCTTCATGCCGGAACTGTGCCCGGCTGCCATTTCCTTGACGGAGTCTGCTAGTTTCTTGTTGGCAGCCTTACGAGCATCGGCATCTCGCTGTGCCTTTCTAGCTGCCCGCTCCGCTTCGCGCTCTTGCTTGCGAACATCATCCATGGCTTGTTCGCGGGCCATTTTTTCCAGCTTTCTCGTCTGGCGAGCCTTCGCAGCAGCCAATGCCTCTGCGTCGGCATTATCCTTAAACGCTTTTGCCATTGCCTCAAGTTGCGGCTTAAGTGCTGGAATGGTCTGGATAAGGTGCTGAATTATCTTCTCGTACTCAGCAACGCTTTTAGCGCCCTTTAGATATTTATTGACGATTGCATCAAGCATCTCCTTGGACTGCTCGCCGCTTAACTTTCCCTCTTCTTGTAATTTCACAAGTCTGGCTAGATTTCTTTCGTACGACCCTGCGGCCCCCTTGGCTTCATTGACCACTCGGGTTAGCGCTGCCATATCGGTGCGCATGCCTCGAACGCCTTTGGTGTCAACAAAAACGTCGAGACGAATGCCACCGTATTGAATCACACCAGCCATGTGCTTCGCCTATTTGATAAGCCTGAGACCGGAAACAACTTTTTGCTCAATATCAGACGAGGTTTGCACGCCATGTTCGACTTTATACCTGAGTCTTTTTGGCAAGAAGTCGTTTTCATGCAAGACATCTAATTGCACCCCATGAGACGACGCGAACAAATTCATAAATCTGTGCAGCATAGTAATCATTGATGCAAATTCACGCTTATGCTCATCGTAGGAATTGATCGGATACATGTCATCGTACGCCTCCCAAAAATCGACCACTCGAGGGTCTACGTTTTCCATAAACTGAAAAACATCGATCTCGCCAGTGCGCAAGCAAAGTTCCGCGATCAATCGGAGTCTTGCGCTGTTTCGGATTTTTTTCTTAGGCTACGGCGAGACTCCAAATCAAAGCCGATGTGCCGACGCGCCTCATCTCCAAGGACTTCCATATCCAAGGAATCGATCGTCGCAAGAAGTTCGTGCTCATGATCATGAAACATGCGATTGTTTTCGCTGTCGACCAGCATTTTGCACACCAGCATCACTGTGCCAAGCGTCAACTTCTCTTTGTCGATTTCGCCTTTCTTATCGAGTAGACCAGAGTTGTACTCTGATCGCTCAAGCTCCGTAAGGCTTTGCAGTCTTGCTGTGCCTCCGCTTGGCAACTCAACATCAATGTACCTTCGCTTGGTTTTCTGTAGGAATGAATCCCGAGATAATAACTCACTCATCTTCTTCGCCTTTCTCTAGAGACTTAAAGTGTTCAGCAACTTCCTGATCAGTTGGCGGCATCACAACGGGAACTGAGCGGCCCAGGGTCTGCTCAATACATTTCTTCATTTCGGACAGCATCGATTTGTGCATTTCTGCGAAAATATTGATCGGTGCACCTTCCTGCTTTCCGACATAGCCTACGTGCAGACCGTTTGCATAAATCATCCACTGATCGTGCTCGACTTCAATGGGACCGAACATGCTACGCTGGATGCCTTTGTGAGGCTTCAATTCAATCTTGTACATAGTAAATCCTTAGCCCAAGGAAAAAAATTACGCCGACTTGGTAAATGTTGGACCTGTGTCGCCATCAAATTTAAACACAAAGGTCGCTTCCTGCAAATTACCGAGTTGCAGGTTAGGAAACTGGAAGCTTTTAAAGTAGCCAGTTCCGGCAATATTTGCCGCCGTGGTCTCGTTGCTGGTCGTGGTGGTGGAGGCGACTTTTCGCAGGGGGAACGTAATGGTGCATGTTTCTGTCACGGTCGCTGCAATAGTCGGAAGTGTCAGTGACGTTGGAAACAGGCATGTCACAGAGACTTCGCCCGGATCGACGAGATCGCTTGGGACAAATTCTTTGTACGACGTTGTGTCCAAGGTCGACTTTTCCAAGTCATCTACGGTCCAAGTCGGTAACTGGATGGAACGGATTTTGGCAGCGAACGTCGTGCTGGAAAAGCTGATCGTTGCACCTGCGCCTGTGTCGGCATGTGTTTCGGTGATTGGCATCCGAAGGACTCCTATTGATCATAAAACGAGACGAGAAATTCTAAAACAGTCAGATACCGGCGGTCGTCCCCACCATCGGTAGCCAGTTCGGTTGAAGTGCGTGGTCCGCTTGAAACCATGCAGTCAAAAATGTTGACGCCTCCGTAGACTCCACGCAGTCTCTGAGTGGGTCCAGCAGTGTAGTCTAGGATCGTATCTGCGAGCGTTTGCGACTGTGACCTTGTATTTGCGTAGCACTCAATTTCAATCCTAGCGACACCAAATCCGCCGCGCCCCCAGTCCGCAGTCCCACCGCTAGAGATGATGTGCTCATTGCGCGTTGTCATAGTCATGTAGGTGCAGGCAGGCAGATCGCAATTCTGCGCTAATTCGTCAGGATAAAAACGTGCAGCAGTCCCAGAGCCAATAAGCGAAGTAATCGCGGTTCCAGTGTTATTCAGCAAATACGTTCTCATCGCAGCGGCTGGGCTCATTTCTTCATGCTCTGCTCAAAGGCGTTATTGACTTCAGACATAAGCATCCCGACGATCCTTGGCGTTTCAGTATCGTTGATCATTTTGGCAACCCAAATCTTTGTCTTTCGTCTCTTCCTGTAATTTTTACTTCCTTCTTTTGCCCAGAAAGACATCATGCGATCGGTGGTTCCCATGTAATCAAAAAACATTTTATTGCCTGGGCTTTTTCCTCCGCGATCGGTCAACTCAGGACCGACAAATACCGATGTGTTAACGCGATCCCAAGGACGAATAGCAAAGTCGATCGACGCGACAATATCAGGAACGCCGGCCCATTTTGCTTTGTGTGACCTAGACTGCTTTGCACGATCCTCATCGTTACCCATGGGTACTTTGGCGTAAAAAGCCCTACGCAGTTCGTTGGCTGCTTTCGGGATAGCAGTCTTCCGAAGCTGTGCTGCAATCTGACGTGGCAGCAATTCAACTTTTTGAATCGCTCGATGGACTTCCGCCATATCCATTGCGATGCGAAACTTTGCCTTCGTCATGCAACACCTTCATTATTGACGACATTGCAGTGTAATTCCAAATACCGCTTTTGCCCGGCAACCTGTCGGACGTTAGTGATGCCATAGTACTGACCATCGAAATAGACGCGCATCAGCGGGGAATACCCTGGAAGATAGCGAACCGTAAAAACAGCCTGGGCCTGTGCCTCGAGCTGAGATCCTCGCAGGTTTTCACCGCCTCGCCTATCACTAAACATGGCAGGGACATTGCTGGCAAAGCTACTCCAAGTCCTGGTAGGCTGTCCGGTGGTGGTGTCAGCGGTCTCGACCATTTGCTGGACGATAATGCGGTGCCTCATGGCTCCAAGCGAAATGTTGCGTTGCCCTTGATAGATGGTCATGGATAGTTTGGCCTCGCAAATCGTGCCAATAAGTATTCGTACGCACCAGCCAATTTAATGTTGTCGGCAATAGATTCGCCTCGATGCTCAAACAGGGTGGTCGCCATCAGCAGCATGGCTTGCTTATGAATTTGAGGAACGCCGCTAGCAGTTGCCGAATACCCAGTAACATAACGTATCTCCACAGCGTCCCAGCGATCTGCCAAATCGGGCCAATCCTGATTGTACTTAAGTAGTATTCGGCTATTTCCGCCGGGCACAGTTCCGGTTGCACCATCGAGAGCATAAACGCTCGTCGATAAGGTCTGCAGTGTGTTTCCTGCGTCGTAATACTTAAAGTGTGTAATCGATGAGATCGGCCTATGATGCAAATCGATGTAATCACCATGAAGCTGATCTAGCGTCATGTTCCATGTTTCGTACGTCATTTTTTGCTGTGTGTCGTGCTCGTACACCTGCGTTACGGAGTACACGATATTTTGCAACAGCTCGTCATGAGCAGTATCGACGTCCGCGATTTGCAATTGCGCTTTCACCTCGCCAACCGTGAGAGGCCAAGAGGTCTTATCGGTGACCTGCGTAAGACTGGTATATGCATTGCGTAGTGGCTTGAGTCTTGGGTTATCCAACTTCCTCTTCCTTTGCTGCAATCGCTAAATGAGTTTCCTGATCACCGCCGCTCGACCACTGCTTCCAGGCCTTCGGATACATGTGCACAATTTGCATGTTCTGATCGTGAATCGCTACCATCTCCTCCATGTGCCCGATGCAAACATTCGGGTCGACATAAACAGAGTTCCCGCAAGCGCCCCAGGCTTTCCAGAAATAAATGTCGTCGTCAATTTTACCACTATCGTCTTCCCAGTCGCCTTCAGTGCCAGGAGTCGACCAAAACCAAGGTTTCGGCATTTCAGCAAGTTTGTTTAAGCGTATGGCTGTCAAGCCGAAGTGTGCGGTGGATACCTTTAATGGGGCACCGTCCCAAACAACTTCTTTCTCTCCGCTTATTGTCATTAGTGGGAAGTGCTGCCCGCGCCGAGCCTGCATCGCAGCACATGCGTCGATGTGAGGATTGTTTGCCATGACTTGCAAAAGTTTCATGATGTCTTTGCCCGTAAAGACGCTATCAAAGTCAATGGTGATTGCGAGATCGATTCCAGCCTTGATCCCGCGATCAAATAGTCGCTGCATACATTGTCCGTAAAAAACTCCTTGTGCAGTTTGCAGTGGAATTCCGATTTCGCGAAGAGCGGCATCGATCACATTCCTGCAGTACACGTTTTCGTATCTTGGCAGCGTCATCATTGCCGCTACCTTAAATTCAGTGCTTTCACTCATAGTCAGCCTTTCACAACCATTGGGTGAGTATCTAAAACAGCAAAAAGATCCCAAGCAACAAGCTTAATTAGGTAATTTCGTTCCGTAAGCCACTGAATAATGTAGCTTATGGATTCCGGCCTTCCGTTATGCTCAATCGTCCAGCATTTTATTTCGTAGTCGCTGTCATCAAAGCCTTCAAGGACATCGCATTCAGCGCCTTCGATATCCAGTGAAATATAATCAATTTCATTGGGGGCATGATACTTCTTCAGCAGGTCATTAAGTGAAATGCTCAAAACCTCTTCGCCAGAACTGCTAAGCTGTGACAGCAGCGATTCTTCATGCTGATGAAACATTAGCGGCAAGTTCGATTCGCTGTAAATGGCTGCAAATTCTACAGGGGCGACCCGACTAGCCGTTGCCTTCTGAAATGCTCTTGCGTCAGCATCAACGCAAATCCCATCCCAGCCAATTTGCTCAAAAACAAGGGTATTGTTAATAGTGACTCCGTCATTGCATCCAAGGTCAACAAAGTAACCGTCGTTCATACTGTGCTTTAGTCTAGACAGATGATGGTACACCCATCGATCTTGCAACAGCTGTCCGCGAAACTGCAATCCATCTGGTATCGACATATTTGCCTTTCAAGCCCTAAAACCCTCGGTAGCTAGGGCCATCACTACCGAGGGAACCTGCCGAAAGGCTAGGCAGGTTTAACCGATAATAACAACGTCGCCTTGTCCGGTTGTGCCGATCGGAGAAATCTGCTTGTAGAGATTGCTTTCGACCGCTGCAACCAAAACATCGTTGCTGCTATTTGGCATCGTCAGTTCAAGCCGCAGGTAGCGCTTTCGCGGTTTGGGGTCGATGTGATAGACAAGCAGTTTGGCACTTGTGCAATCCTCAGCGGTTCGGTTGAACGAAGCATTAAAGGTTGCGAAGTTTGCTACGACTGTGTCATCCGACTCTTTCAGCGAAATCGTTGGGCCAGTGGCGTTGGTGTTTAATTCTGCTCCTAGCTGGATGGACAGTGAGCAGTAATCCGAACCCGCTAGATCAATTCGAGCGGTGGTCGTCGTGTTTGACGCGCACGACTGTGGTGCGATGGCAATCGATCTTTGAACTAATTGTGATTGAATCACAGGTTATCTCCAGAAAATGTTGTGTTTACGACTAAATCAGAAAGATTAGGCAGTGCCCATCTTCAGTGCAATCATTGGGCCCGCAGCGCTGGCGGTGCCAGTCTCATGAACCACAATGTCATATCGCTGGGTGCATCGAATCGCGATTTGATCGTATTCGAAGTACCGACTGCTATCGCTTACAATGGAGATCCCGCTGCGTGACCCCATGGTCGCGCACATGGAAAGATCACCAAAGAATCCAACAACCGTCGATGCAAGCGTGGTCAAGGCGCTTGGGAGTGCATTCACCAGTACGACCGGGTAGCCCATAAACGATAAACCAACAGGCCCAGCCTGAACGCTTGCGATGTTGTTTCCGCCGGCAGCGTTAGCCAGTCGAACCATTGCATTCCAGTATAGTGCGTTATGGACGTACCATGCTGGGCGGATGCCTGGGAATCGCGGAAGCTTTCCGACTGCATTCTGGAAAAATGCAAACTCGAGTTCCTCGAAAGTATCATCTCCGTTTGCAGCGGTGACGGTTGAGCCAGCGAGCAAGGCATTTCTCAGGCCTACGATACCACCGTAGGTTGATGTTCCATCACCGATAAAACCAGCCTGATCTTCCTGCACCGCAAAGGCGTAAGCCATTTCGTTCGCCACAAAATCTGCTAGCGAAACAATGGCGTCGTCCGACAATTCCTGGCTCAAGCGAGTCAAGATCATCAGCTTCTTAGCGTCCAGCTTGACCTGAGAGAAGCTTGCATCACTTTCCGTTCCTTGGCTGTTTTCGCCAACGTAGTAGGCTGTAAAGCCACTCTGTCGACGAGGCACATAAACAATAGGTTCCGACATCGGATAAACTCGAGCGTTTTGGCGGAAGACGCCATATTCTTCTCGAAGGTTGATGATGGCAGACTCAAAGCCCTCTGGGACCAGATAGCCACCGGCACTATTGGTGGTTGTGCTGTGAACGTTCAGAATTCCATGTTCCTTGCACCAAGCGATCGCTTCCTTGTTATCGGCTACGGTTGCCCGCAAGAACTGACCTGCAGAGTATGCTTCGAAATCGCTCTTGAAAGCGCGAAGCTTGCCGTGTCGCTTTACAGTTGCCGGAAGGGTATCCTTGGCAGTAGCTGCCTGTGGTCCCACGGGGCGAACCGCAAGAATCTCCTTGGCTTTCGCCTCGATCGTCACAGCCCGCTCAAGATCTTTTTTGAGAGCCTCGGTTTGTGCAAGGATTTCGTCTGCCTGCGCTTTTTCCTCCGCAGTCATGTCACGGTCTTCTTGTTCGGCTAGAACTTGGATCGCTTGAACTTGCGCAATCTGTTCAGCCATTTGATTGCGAATTTTGTCAGATAACGACACTTTTGTGTCTCCTGTAGAAAATGAAACTTAGCAGGAGCGCACAAAAAAGTGGCACCTGCAAATCAAAACGTGTTTGATCCGCATCATGCCACTCACTAGCTGCGATGATTGGTTCGTCGCGTTACATATTAACAAATTTGATCTGCGTGTCAAATTTCCCGAAAATCGAGAGACATAAGTTCGCGAATTTTCATGGCAAGTTTCACTTGGTCGAGCCGCTTGGTTGACTTTATTTCGAT